TTTCTTTCTCCTATTGTGGAATTATAGCCCACAGGACATATTATGTCAAGATTTATTTTTTGGAGGTATTACGTACCGAGGTATCCAATTTTAACTCGCAAAACTGGAGTCGAAGCATTATCATAAATTTCTATCTTTGCTCCTGTTGTATTGCCGTTTTCATCAGTGTCTGTCATACGAATACCCCCTCCTGTGGTACTGGCAATTAAAAGCTCATTTGAAGTTATACTGTTTGCTGCAATTTCACTAGCTCCTATTGATCCATCAACTATTAGGTCTCCTGATATGAACGAAGCAGCAGCAGTCCAAGTACCATTACTACTAGCCGACTGAGCAACAGTGCACTTCCAACCGTAGGAAGGGGTAGCGGTATTATTTGTACTTACTACCGCAATGTCACCTACTATAGCATAGCGCCCTAAGGCAGCAAGGACTCGCGCATTAGTAACTAAAGTTACATCACTAGCGGCAGTAGCAGTATTTATATCAAGATTAAAGAAGGCAACGCCGGGGTCTCCATCATCCCCGGGACTTCCATTATCTCCTCTCGCAGCAATTAATGTAGTTAGAACCGTAGTTGTACTGTCTGTAAAAGTAATTGTGGTTTTGTTCCACATATAAGGTAGAGCTTCAGTTAAAGCCCCTGCATCACTAAAAGTTGAGTACCAAGTACTTGTAGGAGCAGTAGTAGCGCTAGAACCCCGCTGGTACTCTTCTCCAATTGATGAGATACCTACTCCGTCTTCTACAAATTGAGTTATTAAAGTTACAGCGCTATCATCAAAAGTGCTGTTCGATCTGGAGTTTCTGTTAAAGTTCCAAAGATACTGATTTGTAGATGTAGGAGTCTGAGGACTTGTAGTCCAATTTGTATCAATTGTAGTTCCACTAGAATATCTTCCAGGCGCTGTAGTGCTGTTAGTAAGTCTATAGTACTCTGTAGTGCCCGTGTAGCTTACTCCAGGGCTTCCAGGGTCCCCAGGGCTTCCATCAGTTCTTTGCGCGTATATAACGGCAGTGCTTGTAGTGTCTGCAGCCGCTGCAGCATCTCCAGGCGTACTTGCATACAGTACAACTATAACCCAAATTTTTTGTCCGTCTGCGGTTAAGGAAGGAGGAGACTTATTCCAGTTAGAAGGAGCTGTATAGTCGTTATTAGTAAAGTTATACGTAGGAGCAGTAAAAGAAGGAGCGTTTCCTGTAGTAGCATTTGAGTAAAAATATACTTCTGCTACTGCATTACCATCTACTCTGTAGGGAGTGCCCCAACTCCATTGATTAGTAGTTGTGTTTAACTGTCCTTTTACAGCCCATAAGGGGTCTGTGCCTGTGGGCGGATTGTCTGTCCAAGTAGCGGGGGAAGAAGTACCATCTGTAGGTATGCCTCCTGTACCTGTAGCTGTAGGAGCCGTGGCCTTACGAGTAAATACCAAATTAATACTAGATCCAGCAACACCTGCAGGCCCTTCAAGCGTAGTATCTATAGAAATTAAAGACTTAAATGTGGAGCTTGTCCCGTCCGCAGATTTTGTTGTTTCTGCTACGATTGTATCTGCTTGGAAATCAATTAGTAAAGTATTGTACTCGTGAGCAGACCCTGATATAGCAGTATCAAAAGATCTGTCGATACGTAAATGAGTATCATTTACAACGTGTGTAACAACAGCGGCTTGTGTAGTATTAAATTTAATTATTTGCCCTGCAACGTATTCTCCGTCAAAATTAGTAGAACTACCAGTTACTTTATTTGAACCTTTAGCTACTGATACAGTCCCTGCTCCAGAGTCAAAGTCATTATTTGCAATAACATCTTTCCAATAGGGAGTTTTAAAAGCAGGGTTATCTACAAACTTGATAGCCTTTAAGGCTTGGGCACTAGAATCAAAAAGAATAAAATTAGTGTCTCCGTCCGCAATAGTGGAATCTACAGTGTCTACCGCAGCTACAGTATTGTTATATACTGAAGTAGGGCTACCCGCGGCCGCAAATAAAACAGTGGAACCTTCAAAATCTAAATTAAAATTACTATCTAATAGTAGCTTTGAGGCACTTGTGCCTCCAACTGGCAAACCTTGTTTGCTTCTAGCACACTTTATGGGAAATTTATCTTGCACTTTTATTTGTGCAGGGGTCATACTAGATCTACGACCCACAGTATCAATTGTTCTTACTGATACTTTAAGTTTTTGATCTGGAACGTTCTCTAGTAAAATTTCTGTAGTATCTGCTGCTACCGTAATAGGGCTTTCTTGTGTTACAATATTATGAAAAATTTCAAAGGATCGAACATTAATTGCAAGACTTCCGTCCTCGTCCACCGGAAAGTCCCATACAACTCGAACTTCATTGCCTGCTTTTAAAGGGTCCGGCGCTTCGAACAAATACAAGTTCGCAGGAGGATATATCTCTCCATCAGCATAGTAACTTGGTGTAATACTTCTCTCAATTACTAAACTAAACTCATCATTTTCGATTGCATCATATTTTTCTTGAAAATATTGAATTGCGGTAATAGAATATGTTTGCTTATCGTCCTCGGTAATACCAACAATCTTATACTCTTTTTCCGATCCGTCAATGCGAGTTCCGTCACTATTTTCTATAAGCAACATCCATATCGCACCGGCGGGAGGAGCCGAAGGAAAAGCATCGATAGAGGCAACAGTTAAAGTACTAGTAGTACCAGCACTATTTGTAATAGTTTCTTGGATTATTTTAGTATTTTTATGCCCTGTAGCACCGCCGTCTTCAAGGTCAGGGTCTTCAAATACTAGGCTTAATTTGTACACTTTACCTGATTGAATAGTAACATTCCTATCTAGAACAATACTCGTAGTACTAGAACTATTACTAACTCTGCCGCTATATGCAATATTATACTCATCGGCATCTTGTACTTTAATTACATCTCCTGGAGCTAAAAAAGAAGCATTAATAGATGTTGAAAATCCTAATATTTCTGTTTGGTTAATTGCTGTCCAGAGCTTCCATCTACCAAAACGTATAGCTTGTCCTTCTGAAGTACACCCAAATGCAACTGCCTTCTCTCTAACAATAGTACCTGTTTTAGCAATGTTTTCTCTATCTTCTATAAGTAGTGGCTCTAATCTATAGTTTGCCTCTGGGTTTGTCCACATAACGGTAAGTTGATTAGGACGGACTTTTTTACTAGATGTTTGGTACTCGAACTGACCATTGATAACGTTACTTTTTGTAAAGGTATACACAGGGTCTGAAGGGCTATCCTGAACTGCAGTAATTTTTCCATCTTGCCAGTAAAGTATCCCCACAAATACAGTAGCAAAGTCTTTTAGCACTTTGTATACGTCAGTATGCTTTGTTAGATAAATATTTGCTCTGTACCTAGGCTCTGTACCTCCTTTAAAATCATCTACCCGTTCATCACAATACCTTGCAATCCTATACAAAGCATACTTATCTATGTCTGATTCTTTTACATAGTCTCCTATTCCATAGCGATTGTTTGTTACAATGTCATAAAAAATCCACGCAGGATTGTCGGTGTATTCTGGGACAGATTTAAAATTACCGTTCCATAGTCCATTGTATAAATCAGAAACGTCAGGATTTGTGGCCGCAGAATTCTCCCTAGTAGTATAATTACTAGGAATTTTTACTTTTAAACCTCTGCAATGATATGTTCTTACAGGCATTGCTTGGTAATCTTTAGATGAAAAGTCTACTTTTGCTAAAGCAGTAAATGGATAATTTAAACTTTCACTGATATGAGATTGCACAGAACTGATAGTAGCTTGTGCTTGCATTTTGTTGTTTGCTCCGCCTTCTTGACCCGTTGCATCAATTTGTCGTCCATCAAAACGAGTTAAACGAGTAATTTTAACTTTAAAATCTGTAAAAGGGCGGTACTGTTCTAACTGTATAATTTCTTGGAAAGATACAGGAGAAGGGAACTTTCCTCCGTGAACACGATCAGCAATATGAATTGCTGTTTGGTCTGTGCCATTAATAATAGGTATAAACTCAATTTTATATCTAGCACCGGCTTCTCGAGTTTCCCCTTCTTGCCCTGTAGAAGAAAGACTGGAATAGCTAATCTGAATTCTAACCGCATCTACTTCTTCTAGCTGAGCAGCAGTTAAGTTAAACCCTG